GCTGGCCCGCGCCAAAGCCCGCCAGAGCCGCTTGATTGGCAAACCCGCCCAACGCCTGCGCCTCGCCCAAGCCCTGCTGACGCGCCGCCATATCAAGGCTCAAGCCCTGCAACGCCGCTTGCGTCCGCAAGTCGTTTTCCTGCTGCTGCTGCTCCGTGATGGCAGCGTTAAACGCCTCGCCGCCACGGACAAGACCCTGATTCGCCAACTGCGTTTCAAGTTGCGACCGCTGACGCTGCAACTGAGGGTCAAGGCGCGACATAATCGCCTGCTGCGCCGTCATACCGGCGTTTACGGGCATCGCGGCAAGGCGCGAGGTATCCAACTGCCCCTGCAGCCCCGGAGCCGTAGGCCCGCCCTGCATCGCCGCAGCAGCGCCCGGTGCGCGGGCAACATCGCCCACCCCCGTCAGGTCGTACTGCCCGCGAAGCGACGGAGCGCCTACGCCACCCTGCGCCGCGCCAAAGGCACCGCCACCCGGCCCGCCACCCGCCATGCCAAGACCGGAAGCGTCAAACGAGGACGCGCCAATGCCAGCAGGCCCACCCTGCGCCGTGCCAAACTGACCCACGCCCGTTTGCACAGGGTTGAGGCCGGAAGTATCTAGACCGCCGAACTGCACACCAGCGGGGCCGCCGCCCGCAAAGCCGTACTGCCCCGCCGTGGGGCCGAAGTTGACCGGCAGCGCGTTCACGCCCGCACGGGCCTGACCCATCGCGCCGAGATCGGGAGCCTCGCCAATGTCGCCGTACCCGCCGAAACTGAACTGCTGCGCCGGAAGCCCCTGCGGGGTGAAGTTGGTGCCGTAGATATCCGACACGCGCCCGATGGCCTGCTCACCGAGGCCGGACAGCGCACGCTCTACCCGCTGCTGCGCCTCTAGGGTCGCCTGCGCCTCGGGGGTAAGATACTGCTCAATAAACGGGGTGTCCAAGTCCACCATAGAAGTGAACATATCGCGGGTGGGCATCGCATCGCCCGTATAAGCGTTCTGCGCCCCGCGCATCGCGTTGCGGTTGACAAACTCGCCTGCGCCAAAGTCGCCAAATTGCGCCCCTATGGACGAATCCATGCGATTGCCGCCAAAGCCGCCACCCATCGGGCCACCGCCCGTGGCTCCCGGGCCACGGTACATCATGTCACCCATCATTATGTCGCCGCCCATGCCGCCCTGCGCGAACTCTCGACCGTCCATGCCCAACGCCTCGCGTCGAGCAGCGGGCATCCCGCCGGTTTTTGCGCCGCCGTACAAGCCCATCGGTTCAAGCGAAACGCCGAGATCGGTTCCACCGCCCAACTCCATGCGCTGACCGCCGCCACCGGGCTGCATCGCGCCACCGCCGATATCAACAGGGGCAGAGGGGGGCGGGGTGCCAGTAGCCGGTGCGCCGGTAGCCTGCGGCTGACGCGCCTGCCATTGCCGCATCGCAGCGCGATATGCCGCCTCGTCAACCTGCGGACGCCCGAAAGACACACGCTGACCGCCGAGCGGGGTCTTGATGTTGGGATTGGACAGCCGCGCCGTGAGCCGCGCAGCCTCTAGGTTGGCTTGCCCCTGCTGCTGTGCTGCCGCCGCGTAATCAGGTGCCGGGGGCGGCTTCGGTGTCTTTTTGCCCATATCTCGCGTCCAAGTAACGACACGCATCGCGTGTCATCGTCAACATCACAAAATCTCCATCGGGACGCGCATCCTTGATGCGACCTTCCTCGACGAAGCCCATTTTCTTGACTACCCGCAACGCTTTGGCGTTTCCGCTCGATACAGGCGCGATGATTTTGCCAACGCCTGCAACATTGAACGGATAGTCAAAAATCGCTGCTAAATAGCGTGATGTGAGTCGGCCCGCGATGACGATGTGACAGACAATGCTCGCGCCGCAGTATTCTTCGTAGATTACGCCCGCGACAATTTGCCCGTCACGCTCTAACCCTATCGCTTCCGACCTTTCCGCGAAATAGCCTCTGCCTAAAACCTCTGCAACCCACGCACCAACTGGTGCGCCCGTGATTATACGCCCGCCCATCCGGTTTGGAAAACCACATCGGTTGCCGCCCACTCAATCTGCAAGCCGGACGATGCCGACTTCAACTGAAGTGCGCCGCAATACCCAATGCCGGTAATCCCCTGCCATGAGTTAGTGATTTGCAAGTCCGATCCCCAAAGCGCCGAGTCCCACAGCCCAACGCCCCACGCGCCAAAGGCTGAACCCGAGTATGACAGCGCGGAACTGGTGTCCATCGTGTCAAAGTCGATGTTCATGCCCAACTGCACTTGCGGTTGCCCGTTGGTAAAGAGCGAGGGACGCGCACGGGTAAAGTATTTCTTAACGCCGCGACTGCCAAAGTAGTTAAAGGCTTGCAGACAGTTTCCGGTGATGTTTGACGAGCCATCGGTATAGCCGTCATCCCACGCCTTGCCGACAAACCCGGCACCGCCGAAGTAAGGATTCTCGTTGAAGATTTCCCAACAGAACGCCGACCAGCCCTTGAACTTGCACCACGAGGTCGTAATGGTGTTCATCACATACTGCTCTTGTTGCCCCGTGGCAACCGGCACGTTTACCCACACGGCGCTATTCTTCGGGGAATACACAATCTGCCACCCGAATGACGAGCCGTAATTGACCGTTGCAGCCGTGATAGCGCCTTGAATCTTGTTCGACAGCGCCACACGAGGGTCGAGGCGCGAGGACTGCAACGATTGTGCAAGCGGCATCAGGCCGTCATAGGTCAAAAGCAGCAGGTCGCCCGCGTACTTCAGCAGGCAACGATTGCCAATCGGCGCACCAAGTTTCCAGATACCCGCAAGCGCCCACGTTGCCGCGCTCGACGGGTCGGTGCCACGGTAAACGATGACCTCGCCCTCGCTCGTCACGAATACGAGGTTGTCATCAACGCCATATCCGGCGTCAATCGTCCAAGTGTCAAGGTCAACCAACACGCCGCCAAGTTTGGCGACCGAGGACAGGTCAAGGACAGCCGCCGCGCCGCCTGCGCTAGAGGTCGGCAGGTACCACGCTTTCAAAGTGTTCTTTTCGATGAACCACACGCGGTTCTTAAACAGCGTGACGTTAGAGAGGTTGGTCGTAGTGACGCCCGTGATCGCCGGGGACGATACGCCCGTGATTGCCGTCCAAGTCGTGCCGTTGTAGAGGCGCGGCGAGTCCGCTCCGTTGACGGCGTACATGAAGTTGCCGCCCGCCGTCGTGAAGTTCACATACTCCCACCGGGCATTGGACAGGCTCGACACCACCGCAGCGCCTACCGGCCCTTGCGTGGTCACATCGTAGATGGCATTCGGAGCCGTAGCAGCGGCAAACAAGCGGTTGGTCGTAGCGCCTGCGTAGTGCATCAGCGTTTCGACCTGACCGCCGAGGCCGGTCGCCCAAGACTCGTACCCACCGCGCAGCACAACGCTCGACACGGTGGGGAAGAAGTTTTCCAGCGTCACCGCATCGGTTTCATCCATGTTCGCAAGCGAATCACGGGCGTTCCACCCGCCCACAGGGGCAGGCAGGGAAGCAACCGAGGCCGCATTACGCTGAATGAGTTGCCGACGCGCCATCAGTCAATCCCAAACCCGCTGTCAGGTAAATTGTCGTAACCGATCAGCACCGTACCCGGGCGCGGGGCAAAGGACAGGTTCGCCGCGCTCGTATCCTGCGCGATGCAGGTTTCAAGTTCCTGCAGGTAGTTGCGATACATGGCGGTCGTGTCAAAGCCCTTCGCCTCAAAGTACTTGAGTTTGGTGGATAGCACCATAAGCCGGTCGGGATAGATGCAGGTATCCGAGTCGGCGGTGAACGAGGTCTTGGGCGCACCCGCCGCATCCTCGACCCATCCGTTACTGCGGTACTCAAAGCCAAGCACCTCGTCATACGAGATACCGGGCCAAATCTGAAAGTACTTGCCGAGCAACCGCCACCGGATACGCGGGCCGGTCGAGATATACCCCGACAGCAGCCATTGCCATTGCTGCGCGTCCTCGGGGCCGAGCAGTT